TTAAGAATAGGGAATAAATGGGGAAAGGTTGTCAAGTTTATTTCTTAAGTTGATTTTCATATTTTTCGTAACGTGAGTATAAATTGACAAGGTAGTATTAATATCTGAGTGACCTAATCTTTCAGAAATAACCTTGATAGGTATATTTTCTTCTATAAGCAACGCCACATGAGTGTGTCTAAATATATGTGAGTTGATATTCAGCGGTTGTAAATGCCTTGTTATGGTTTTATATGTGATTTTAAAAATAAACTCTTTATTTGATATAAAATCAAGTAATAATTTAGCTATAAAATCAGATATTTCAATAGTTCTGATACTTGACAATGTTTTAGGTGAACTAATTTCTCCGTTAGTTAATTTTGTTTTATTTATTGAAATGGTTTTGTTTTTAAAATCAACATCTTTTGGTGAGAGTGCTAAGACTTCCCCTATTCTCATTCCTGTGTGTAATTGTAAAATAGCTATACTTCTAACTGTGTTATTTTTAATTTTATTTAAAATATTAGGAATTTCATTTTTTTCTAAATACTTTATTTTTTGTAATTCTAAAGCTTTTTCTTCTTTTGTCAACTTGAACTCTAATTTTACATCGAAGCTAGAATTATAGTATTTTTTTATGAAATTGAAAAAATTATTGTAGATAATACAGATTACTTTAATATTTCGAGGAGAAAATTCTCCCCTCATTTCCATTAATTTTTTATCGTATTTTATTTTAGTGATATCTTTCAAATTTTCTTCATCTTCTAATTTCCCAATAGCATTTTCATAAATTAGATATGAGTGATACGCTAATAATGGCTTTTTAAATTGCAGATACTTTTCTTTATAATAACCTAAATTGTGAACCTCTTGAACTGGATTTAAAATCTTATTGATCTTCTCTTGTAATTCCTCGAAAGCTTCCTTTTCAGTCGCTCTAGTCTTATTATTTTTAACAACGGAAACACGCTTGTTTTTACCGTCCTTATCTTTGAATGATTGAACAAATCTGTATTTGCCATTGTGTGTTATTTCTCTGTACATAAAATACACATCCTTTCTTGATTAATACTAGATGTGTATGATATACTTATAGTGTAGTTTGGTGTATATATCATACACATTCTTTCGAGATATTGCAGTATCTCATTTCATCCTATATTCTTGCAGGAGTATAGGATTTTTATTTTGTCTAAACTGGTGGAATTTGACCAGTTAAAAAGAAAAACCGTCAGTAACTAGTTACCAACGGTTGAGAGCATTAAGCTCTGGTGAAGATTTGCGATAGATACATTTAAATATCTATGTTAGTAACTTAATTATAACATTTTGAAATTTTGAATTCAAGTATATACCGTGTTGAATTCGATACGGTTTTCAGTTTATTAGAATTAAGATTTAAAAAAAATTATTTTGATAATAGCTATTATAATAGATATTATAGATAGTATAGATGGAACAGCTAAACCTATTATCCAGTTTCGTGTTTTTTCAGATTCGTCATTTAAATATGTTTTAAACTCATTCAATAATGCAGGCTTAAACTCTTTATTTAGGTATTCTTTTGTCGCAAAAGAATTCATTTTACTTTCTATTTTCTGTAAATCTTGTTTAATGTTCTTTACATCTGATTTAATCTCTAATATATCTTTATCTAATCGACTTATTTCTTTTTCTGTTTCTTTTCTTGGAATATATTCAGTCATATCTAAACTCCTATTAATCCTATGAGATTTTATCATAGATACTTCATCTTCTGTTAGTTTAACAAGAGAGTGGGTATCATCTATCTTCATTATATCATTATTAGGTGATAAAGTGGAGTTTGAAGATATGTTTTCCTGTCTTTTTAGACTACTTTGTGGTAAATTAATTACTTCCTGGTTAATCATATTAATTAACTTTTTTTATTTTATAAAAATTGTTTTACAACTTCTATTAATTCATTTTTTACTTTTGTAATATCCATTGGTTCAGTAATTTCAATTTTTATTTTACTTCCATCATTTAATTCAATATATTTTTTAGTTCTATTCATATATACACGAATTATCCATTTTCTAATACTATCATCAAGTAAAATGTTAAAATATGATTGGTTATCACGATAAAAAATTCTGTTAGTATCAACAACATCATTTAATAATACTTTAGTTATAGCATAAGATTCTAACTCTTCTGGAGTAGTAACAATAGCATTTTCAGTAATTTCCTCATCTATTTCCTCTTCAACTTCATCGTGTTTTGTATTAACTGATGTGTTAAGAGCCGCACTTAATTTATTGTTAACTTGATCAGTTATAAATATGCGGAAAGTTTTTTTGATTATAGGTGTAAATCTTTCTATTACTTGTTTTGTTTTAACACCATCATAAATTTCATTTAATAAATACTTTATAAAATCTTCTGAAGGTTCAGTCCACTGTTGATTTAAATAATCTTTTAGTGCATTAACATATTTTAGTTCGTAGGCAGTTTTAGATATTTTCGATACTTCAAAGTTTTCTTTGGTGAATTTAAAAATTTCTACTATATGATTATCTTTTAATTCACATAAATTAAATTGTAAAAATGGTGAACTATCCATTTTGTTTTGTTCGTCTAGATCAGTGTAAAATCTATACTCAATACCATTTGTTAATATTCCAAATTTAGAAGATGTAGTGCCAAAGTACCTAAAAAGTTGAGAGTCATGATTGTCAAGTTTTTCATTAACTGATTTACATTCTATTAAAATAACAGGTTCATTTTCCTCTAAAATAGCGTAGTCTACTTTTTCACCTTTCTTTATTCCAACATCAGCTGTAAATTCTGGTGAAAATTCTAGGGGATTAAATACATCGTAACCCAACAATTGAAAGAATGGCATAACTAAAGCTGTTTTTGTTGCTTCCTCCGTGTTTAATGTATCTTTTAAATTTTTTGTTCGTTCAGATAGAACTTTAATCTGTTCTGTAAATTTTTCCATAATAATATAGTTCCCTTTCTTTATTTATTAATTTAAAATATATTCATACCTTTTCTCACAAATTCTATAGTCTAGGTTATAAGCCTCAGATATGTAAGTAAGGTTATTTATTTCTTTAATCTCTTCATCAGACACCATGAAATAACTAGCAAATAAATCTGCTTCTATTTCTTGCCTTGATAGAGGGGTAGAGGTAACACGTCTTAAGAAATGCAAATTAGAGCCTTGATGTAGAATATAATGTCCTAATTCGTGTGCTAACGTGTACCTTTGTTCATTTGAAGATAGATTGTTATTAATGTGTATGCAGTGGTAAATGTTATCTTCTATTTCCAACGTATGATATAGACCTTTGTTTTCTCCAAGGTCGGCAAATTGTACAATTATTCCTAATCTTTTTATAATTTTCAATGGATCGTTTGTTCCGTATTTATTTGTAAGAGAAGTATAAATCTCTTTAATCGTCAATTTTAGATTCTTTGTGACGTGCCATAGCAATTCGGGCCGCTTGCTCGATAGAAGCACGCACTAACTCCTTTGTTGTATCGTCCATTGGTTCGCCCTTATACATTAGGGTTTGTGTACTGTTGAGATTATTCATTAAATCATCTACCATTGTAGAAATGTCTTGATTTTCAGAAATTATATTGCTTTTTTCTTCAATCAAATCAGATTTTTCTATAGCGAAGAAATCAGCTAATAATTGAATTTTAGACATTCTAGGAATTGCTATCCCTTGCATCCACGTGTTAAAAGTTTGTGGAGATACTTTAATTCGTTTAGCTATTTCTCGTTGAGGTAAGTTACTATTAGCTACTAATCTTTTTAAATTATTAGAAAAAACTATTTTTTCTTTTTGATTATTGCTCATGTTATTCAACTCCTTTCTTATATTATATCAAATTTTTTTTGAATTTCAATACAAAAAGTAAAATTTTTTTTGATTAAAGTATTGACATCAAATTTAATTTGATATATAATTAAGATATGAAGTTAAGGAAGGAGGAAAAATCTTGAGAAAGATTAGGAAGATTAGGCAAAGAAAAAAGCCTGTTGAAAACAACAGACTTAAAGAGCTTACCGAACAAGCTCTATTATCAATCTTAGTAGGAATCGCCCTTTTGATTATAGAATATCTATTTTTCAAATGATTTCTACTAAGAGGGGGAAACCCCGTTAACAATTATAATCTATTTTCGAGATTTTGTAAATAACAATGTTAGAATTAATAGGAAGACTTATTCATTGGGTTGGTATTGCTTTTATTTGTGGCGGAGTAATTGCTTTGGTGAAACTTTATCAACTTTGGAAAAAAGATAAGTAAGAGAAATTAGCAAGCAAAGGAGGTGAGACAGTGAGCAAACTGGAAATATCAATAAGTGCTGCTAGAGAAAATGCTCAACTAACGCAATTAGAAGTAGCTAAATTGATGGGAGTTACTAAGCAAACGATAGTAAATTGGGAAAAATATAGACAAACACCTTCTGTTAAACAAGCTAGAGAATTAAGTAAGATTTTTGGAATTCCACTTGATTACATTAGGTTTTAATTTTTGTCTTATATATCAAATTTAATTTGATATGATATAACTAAAAACTCCCTTATTTAATAAGGCAGAAAGGAGGAGTGGAGATGGTTAAAAAAGAAAAAGTTATAAATAATAAAAAAACATTAAAATCTGAAACAGTACTTACAGATTCAAAAAATTATTCAAGCATAAAAATTACCCCCAACTCTATTGAATTGAGGGTAGGAAAAATTAGGAGGAGTGGAGATGAAATTTACAATTAATAACAACAAATTCTATTTAAACGATGTTAAATTGGATAAGTTAATCAGTTATAGTATTGAGGCTAATGTCGACAGAACAAAACTCACTATTGAATTAATCGTAGATGATGTTGAGATAGATTCAATAGCGAGTAAAAAGTTACCTAATACCTAACTTATCAGAAATGATTTGAGAAATGATTTGAGAAGAAATTTGAATGATACCATTTAGCGTTTTGATACCTAATTCTTTACAAATATCTTTAGTTTTAAACCATACTTTATCAGTTCTAATTGAATGTAAGAATTCATGACCTTGGAAACTTAAATCTAAGACACTGATATCACCGTCCATGAACGGTTGATAATCGTATAAAAATCCGGCTAAATCACATTGTCTAAAGTGGTATTGAAGTTCTTCAATAGTGTATTGCTGTAAATTTTCAAGATTGTTATTTAATGTGAACCCTTTATTGAAAGTAGTCACTTTTTCAATCTCAAGCAACACATCTCGAATACAGTCGTAATTTAATTCCATATATAATTCACCTCCTTTGGGGTAATTATAACACAAGAGAAAGGAGGAGTGAGAGTGTTAGCAGAATTTTTTGAACTGATAAAAAGTGAATTAATGAGTGCAATAACAATAGTTGGATATATTTTGATATTGCACACATTAATAACTACTATTCTTTCAGAAATTATTAGTACTCTTCAAGCGAGAAGAAAGGATTAACAATGAGTAGGAACGAATTTATAGCATTTATTATTTTTGAGTTATGTTACTTAGGATTAATATTTTATATTTTCTATATTACGGATAATTTATCGTTTTTTAAACATTTTTTGTGGAATAGAAGGAGGAGTGATGATGAAAACTAAAACAAAAATAGCACTAACATTAGCAACTGTTGGTTTAGTCTCTAAAGTAGTGCTAGGTACAAAACACTATCTAACGGTTTATGAAGAGAACAGTAAATTATATGCTGAATCTTGGTTACAGTTAGATGTGTTTGGCAGAAGTTATTGTTTTTCAAAAAATAAAAGGAAATTATGTATTAAATTTAAAAGTAGGTGATTAAATTTGGAAGGAGAAAACTTTTATAACGCTTATCAAGATTTGATTGAAAATCCTGATGATTGGATAAATAAGAATGAATTGATTGAGTTTTTAAAATACGAAACAAACCCGAATAAATATAAGAAATATATTAAGGAAATAAAATCGCTTAAAAATTCTTATTTGTATATTCAAGGGACATCAAGAACTAACCAACGATTTAACAAGGTTAGAATTTACAACTATATCAATGCAAAAGAAAGAGAAATGGAGCGTGTAAGCTAATGAATAGATTACGAAAAAGAAAATTTAATACTTTATATTTAACACTTACAACCATTTCTATTTGTATGATGATAATGACAAACATTGAGTTCTCAAGAATTTTCGGAGTACTAATAGGAGTACTTGGAATTATATTTGTTGGATTTGATGAACGAAGCCAGGATGCTTTCCCAGACGGTGAAGTTGATGAAATGGAAGGTTAGTAAAAAGAATGATAATACAGCGATCAATGAATTTAAACAAATGGTATTCGCTAGAATGGTTCATTTGCAAATAGATAATGCTGAATTATCAAAATTAAGCGGTGTTACTAATTCTAAAATATCAGCTTTGAAATACGGTAATAGTAATACACTAAAATTAGGTGATATTGTCAAGGTCGCCAAAACATTAAATATAAACTTAAACGATTTAAAAGGAGATGAGAACATGAGAGGATTTGAATTAATCGAGGGGATGAACGGAGAATTGCCAATAAAAGCAACTATTCATAGTGCTGGTGTTGATTTTATAGCATGTAGTGATATTACAATTCCATCTTTTAGATTTAAAGGAAAAGCTACTTTAGTACCAACAGGAGTTAAAGCTTTTATGCAAAATGATGAATACTTACAAATATTCGCTAGAAGTAGTATTCCTGTTAACTTGGGATTAATCATGAGTAACGGAGTAGGTATTGTTGACGCTGATTATTACAACAATGAAAAAAACGAAGGACATATCATGATTGAGTTTAACAACTTAACTAATGAGCATATCACAATTGAGAAAGGCACTAGAATAGCACAAGGAATATTCAACAAAGTATTACCAGTGACACACGGTGTAAGAGTTAAAAATGATATTAGAAATGGTGGGTTTGGAAGTACTAATGAAAAATAACATCGATAAAAAAGCAGTAGGTAGACGTATAAGAGAATATAGAACAAGTAAAGCATATACTTTAGAAGCGTTCGGTAAGTTATTTAAAGCAACTAAAAGTAATGTTTCAGATTGGGAAAACGGCAGAGTATTACCAAATAAAGAAAGACAAAAGAAACTAGCTAAATTACTTCAAATTACCGTTAACGAACTGCTTTACGGAAATATCGAAAAGGATATAGAAGAACTATATCAAACTCTTGTTAAGCTACCTAGAGACGAATTTATTAATTTAATGATGAGAGTAGCAATTGAATTTGAATATGAAGGAGAATAAACAATGTTAGTAAATATTAATGAGGATATCTTAAAATTATTAGAATTAAATGACTTAAAAGAAACTGAAAGCAATAAAGAATTAATAGAGAATGTTGTCAATGCTTATATGGTAGGTGGTATTTTTACAGCTATTCAACAAGATGCTAGTGAAGTGGAAGAAAAAGCCGTTAAAGATTTAATGGATCACTATGCTAAAAAAATGCTTTTACACTCAATAAAGAAGTTGTTAGATGAATAAAAAAAACTCGTTGCTATAAAACAACGAGCGATAAACAAAATTTAAAATCTACTGTTATTATAACGTAGATTAAAAGGAAAATCAAGGAGAATTTAGAAAGTGAATGAAAATCAAAAAAAGGTGCTATTTGAATTAATAGATAATTATGGATATGAAGGTTTTATCGACGATATGTCCCATTTTAGAGATGTATTTATGTATGAGAAAGATGAGTCGGAGGTAGCAAAGGCTTATAAGAGTTTATCGATAAGAGAGGAATTTGAAGTTATTAAAGTTTACGTTTCTTACCTGGAGGTGATGTATCATGATGTCAACTAATGAATTTCTTAGTATATTAAATGCGAAAAATTATACTATAGCTGAAAGTGATGAAGAATATAAAATAATAAAAAAAGATGTGATATACGCTATTGTTGGTAAGAATGAACAATATAGCACTACATTTAAGAATACGCCTGTTGAGTTAAAGAAACTTGTTAGAAAGTATGAAGATACTAAAATCAAAGATAGAAGTGGTTATTATAGAATACCGTTAAAAAATTTAACTCTAGGAGGAGAGCAACAATATATCACATTTAATAGAGTTAGTGAGTTGTTCGGTGCTAGGGATAAACTATTATTTGAATGTGAAGATAATTTAACTCAAGTTTTCACTAAAAAAGATTTAGAGAGTGAACATTTTAAACAGCAAATAGGCGATTACTTACAATGGGCGGAGGAAGTTTAATAATGACTGTAGAACAAAAGATATTAATCTTAAGAAAAAGAATTAAGGAATTGAATTTAAAAGCGACTGGATATAATTCTCACGCAAAATATAACTATTATCAATTATCGGACTTCCTACCTCATACCATTGATATATGTTCAGAATTAGGGATATATGATGAATATAGCGAAGCAGGAGATTATAAAACGTTAACTATTTGTGATGCTGAAAAGCCGAATGACGTTAGAGTTTACCAAATTAAAAAAACGGAGATACCTCCTGTACTTCCTAATCAACCAACAGAAAAGGTTGGTAGTGCAATGCAAAAGGTTGGGAATAATGCACAAGCAGTAGGTTCTGTAGATACTTATTTTATGAGATATCTATATAGAAATTTACTTAAATTAACTGAACCTGATTTTACTGAAATAATGGCTGAGAGAAATGCTTTAATTCAAGCGATACAGCAAAACTTACCACCTCAGCATATTCAATCTATTTTAAGTAAGAAGAACAAGTTTAGATTAGAAGATTTAACTAACGAAGAATTAAGAGATGTTTGGCAATGGATTTTAAATCAACGTCAAGCACAACAACATCAACAACAAGAACAACAAGAACAACAAGGAGAACAAAATAATGTTAAATAACGTGTGCCTAAACGGAAGAATAACAAGAAATCTAGAGTTAAAACAAACTAGCAATAATAATTCATCTTTAAATATTACCTTAGCGGTTGAAAGAAATTTTAAAGATCAAAACGGACAAAAACAGACTGATTTTATAAGTTGTAAAGTTTTTGGAAAACGTGCTGAAACAATAGCACAGTATTGCCAAAAAGGTGATTTAATCTCAATTACTGGAAGTATTCAAACTGGTAGTTATCAAAAACAAGATGGAACTAAAATTTACACAACAGATGTAATGGTTAATGAATTTTCATTTATAGCAAAAAGTCAACAAGCTAATCAAAATAATCAAGCAAATCAATTTAATCAACACTTAAATAATTTTAATCAACAAAACAATTTAGGTCAAAATAACGCTTTTAACAGCTTTGATAATCAAAATAAGGTAAATGCATTAGATTATATCAATCAAGCCAACAGCGTACAAAATAATGGCAATACAGGACAATTTAATCAACAACAACAAATGCAAATAAATGGAACTGGTGGAATTAATAATACTAATAATTTATACACTGATTTTAGCAACAACTCTAATTTTGATGATTTTTTAGAAAGTGTTGCTAATCCATTTACACAAGAATAGTGATTTATGGAGCAAAAAACAATTAAAGTTATTCCACTAAACTTAGGTTTACTTGAAGTGTTAGGGCAAGGGAAAGTCAATGAAGCTCTTGTCCTACAGCAAGTGGACTACTGGTGTACTATCAATAAAAGAAATGATGAATATTATATTGACGGTGCTTACTGGACGTTTTCGTCAATTAATATGATGTTGAAAAGGGACTTTCCTTTATGTTTCAGTTACGACACTTTAAAACGAGTATTAACTAATTTAGAGGAAGGAAACTTTTTAATAACAAAAAAACATAAAAATGGGAAATTGTATCGTGTAAATTACAATAAAATATCTTTTAATAAAAATCTTAAATTAGATAAAAATATTACTAAAAATGAAAGTGATAATCAAAAAAATAGGTTAGTGCAAAATGCACCAACTCAAAATGTAAAGTTAGTGCAAAATGCCCCAACCGATAAAATAGAGGTTAGTGCAAAATGCCCTAACGGTGAGTGCAAAATGCCCCAACCAGTTAGTGCAGATTGCCCCAACCAGTTAGTGCAAAATGCCCCAACCATAAAAGATATTAATAAAGAGAATAATATATATATTAATTATAATACATTTATCAAAAATAAAGACTTAAGTAAAAATAAAGATTTAACTGATAAAGGTAATTTATATATGCAAACCAAAAACGATTTATTTTATTTTGATGGAGTTAGAAAAGATGTTGAGTTAGCAATAAGTCAAGCTAATTTAAAGACTATAGGAGACTATAATATAAACGGTGTTAGCGTTGATGTAACAACAGTACAGAACATGTTAAAAGATGTTACTGAAACACAAATTAATTACTGTGTACAGCAAATCTTAAAATCTAAACAAATTACTAATTTTGAGAATTATGTAATTGCTAGTTTGTACAATTCAGTATTAAGAGATAAACAAAATAAAATTAATAATAAAAATTCTACTCTAGGAAGTTATAACTGGATGGATGAATAAACGGAGGTGATCAAGTGTTAAGATTTTTTACACCGATAAAAGAAGTACCACGAACTACAGCACAACAAAAGAAATTCTCAACTAAAACAAAAACATTTTATAACACAGGAAAACTTAAGAAGTCAAAGGCAACCTTACAACGTGCATTAAGTGGATATCAACCAAAAGAACGATATACAACTGGAATTAGGTTAAAGGTAGTGTGGATTTTTGAACCAACACAAAAATCTAAAGACGGGGAGAGAAAAGCAACTAGCCCCGATTTAGACAACTTACAGAAATTATTGCAAGATGTAATGTGTAAAATGGGCTTTTACAAAGATGATGGATTAATTACGGATCTAGAGGTCTCTAAAAGGTGGCACAAGAACAGTGGACTATATATTGAGATTGAAGAAGTTGAGAAGATTGACAATGAATTTAATGAATTAATGGAGAGTTTAAAAAATGGGAAAAAAGAAAAACAAGAAAAATAAGAAGATTAGAAAGTCTAATTTACAGATGATTGATACCAACGACGCTAGGAAACTACATAGACGTTATGCTAATTTGGAGAAAAAGGCGGTTGATGAATATAAACTTTCAGCTAGTCGACAAATGGCTAACAATGTGTTTCAAGAATTATTCATTGATACTTTAGGAATACCATTATTAGCCTTAAGGAATAGAGGATATGGCAAGAAAAGGCTAGAAGAGGTATTTAATGAAACAATGACTATATTTAAAGATTATCACGAGGAGAGATTTAAATTTGAAGATGTTAGCGGAATTCTTAAAGAAGAAACTGGAATTGATTTTACTCAAGCTAAAGAAGATTTTATTAACTGGCTTAGGGATAAAGCAAAAGAGGATGAAAGATTTAACGAACACTTGTTCGTTTACACAATGGATGAGGTGGAAAATGGAAGAGAAACTATATAAATTAATTGATATTGTTAAAGGTGAAAGTTTAGGACTACTGTATAAAGGAGTTAAAAAAATTAACTTCGAATACAAAGACAGAACTTATACATTGACTGAAGAAGGATTATATCCGCTAGTAGAACACGCTGGCATTGATATAGCTTTAACAAACTCACTAACTAATGTGAGAGTAAAAAGCATGGAGTTTTAACTATGACTAAACTGGATGATATTATGTGGAAATTAAATTTGACGAATAAGAAATTAGCTAAATTAAGTGGGGTTAGCCCGACAACTATTAATTTAATACGTACAGGAAACGGTAAAGGTTATAGAAGTACTATCAGGAAAATAGCTAACGCATTAGGAGTAAACGCAAATCAAATAGGAGATTAAGAAATGTTAATAAGAGTGATTATTGGTGGCTTTATAGTTGTAGTTGGCTTTTTCTTTGTAACTCTATTTATGGATCTAAAGGAGCAACATAATTTGCAACAAGAAAACATAGAATTAAGACTTAAAAACGCTAGATTAGAAGAACAAGTAAAATTATTAGATTACAAACAAGCACAATTAACTAAAAAAATAGCGGAAATGAACAGAATTGGAGGGTAAAACATGGACGAGAAAATAAAAGATTTAATAAGAAGGATATTTAACTTAGAGAAGGATAATATTGTACAGTATGAACTATTAAAGGAATTTCATTATGAATTATTTAAAATTAAAATGAATTTAACTATTTTAAATTGGCTGGTAATATCTTACATACTTTATCAAGTTATAAATTATATTTGGGGTAAATAATATGAGAGGTAAAAAGATGTTTAAAAAAGTTTGGGATAACATAGAGATCATATTAATCACACTATCAATGTTGTTAGCAATGTTCACAATAGGATTAATGGTAGGAGTATATGTATCAAGCAACACGATAGAAGAACTTTCTAATGACAATATAGTCAAAGAAAGGACTATCCAGGAACAAAAGGAACGTATAAGAGAATTACAAATGTTTAAGCAGTTGAAGGAGATATATGGGTAATGATAGGAGATATATATTTATTCATAAAACAGTTTTTGAAAGAGCAATTTTGCATACATGAATATGTTCGTAAGAGTATAGATATTTCTACATGGAAAGTATGCAAGAAATGTGGAAGAGTTAAACTTTAGGAGGATGAACAATGAACGAACAAAAATATTTAAACGTTGAAATGAAAGTGAAGTTTGATGTGCCGGTAGATGAAAATTTTGACATAGATGAATTTTCGGAAGAAGACTTAATGGAAATAGCAAACGATTATTTCTTTGATTGCGGTGGAATTTATAACGCTGATTATTGTGATTTTGAATTTGATATTTAATGGAGGTTAAAAAAATGAGAGAAACAAAAATAATGCAGTTTGATTGGTACACAGGAAATGGTACTCATGATTTTGGAGTTGAATTAAGAGAAAGAATATTAAATCGTGAAGATGATGGTTGGGAAGTAGATGAAGTTAAAATTATACCTAACAAAAAACGTGAAGATTGGTACGATATATTTTTAATACTTAAAAGGGGATAAATAATGAATTTTAGAGAAATAAAAGAAGCTAATAAATTAATTGATGAAATAAAAAAATTGGATAGTTTTATAACGGATATTCAAAATCCTGCTAGAACTTTAACGGTATCTACCAGCTTTAACGGAGTAACAATAAATAAAAAACACAGAACTAAAATTATGCAAGTTATATTCGGTATGAGAAGAGAATTGACTGAAGAATTGGAAAAGTTAGGAGTTACGGAGTATGAAGATTAAAAACAGTATAGCGTATGACTATGATTATAAAAAAGAATTAGAAGCGTTAACAACTTATAATTTTAATAGAATAGATAAAGAATTTGGAATATTGAAAAATATATTTTTATATAGTGATAATGCTGAAGAAATAGACAACGGGACTTTTGTTATAAAGTTTTATAGGACTACAAATAAAAATAACTATTTTGAAATATATGTTGAAAAAATGTCAAGAAGTATATACATAAGTCTTTTATCAACTGATGAATTTATGAAACAAATAATCCAAACGAAAGCGATTAATGCAAAGGATCTATTTGTAGCATACGATTTTATAAATTATCACATAGGTGAGATACATGCGTTGGCGAACGAGAAAAAAATGGATATTAGTTTACCTCAAATTAAAGATGAACAACGATGTATTGAGTTGAGAAAATTATATTTTAAAACGTTAGAAGAAATTAGCAACGGCAAAGTATATGATATTGATGAGAGGTTGGAAATGCAATGATGTATGATTTAACGATTAAATATAATAACGGTGAAACTGTAACTGTTGAAGCTAATGAAGTGAATATTCAAGTGTTATTTCAAGCTATCGCAGATTCAGAAGATTCATTCATGTATATTTGGATAGGTTCGGAACTAATAAGTGTTAATGACATTGATTATTTTCACTGGAGTGCAAAGGAGGAATAAATGAACTTTTTAGACTTATTTGCCGGTATTGGTGGTTTCCGATTAGGTATGGAACGAGCCGGGCACAAATGTGTAGGATTTTGTGAAATAGATAAATTTGCAAGATCAAGCTATAAAGCAATGCACAACACAGAAAATGAAATAGAATATCATGATATAAAAGAGGTGACTAATGAAGAATTTAGAAAACTTAGAGGAAAGGTCGATGTTATTTGCGGAGGTTTCCCCTGCCAAGCCTTTTCAATTGCAGGAAAGCAACTGGGATTTGAGGACACTAGAGGAACTTTATTCTATGAAATTGCTAGAGCAACCAAAGAAATCAAACCACGCTATTTATTGCTTGAGAACGTCAGAAACTTACTATCACACGACAAAGGGCAAACATTCACTAGAATACTTAAAATCTTGGATGAATTGGGGTATGATGTCGAATGGCAAGTGCTTAACAGCAAAAATTTTGGAGTCCCACAGAATAGGGAACGTGTGTTCATTATCGGACATCTTAGAGGAGAACGTACCTACAAAGTTTTTCCTATCAGAGGAGAAAACAAAAAACTTGATATTGAACCGAAAATAAATATCATTGGAAACACTAAAAACCCTAACGGTAGTTGTCAAGGGACAAGAACTGTTGTTCATGATAAAAACGGTATCGTTGGAGCGTTATTAGCTACTGATTATAAAGTACCGAAACAAGTGGCTATTGATCACCAAAAATACAATGATATAAAGATTAAAGCTTATTTACCTTATTTTAAGTTTGAAACGACTCAAAGGGTTTATGATGTTGAAGGTATATCACCTACAATTTGTACAATGGCTGGTGGTAATTCTGAACCTAAAGTAGCAGTGCCAGTACTTACTCCTGATAGAGTAGATAAAAGGCAAAATGGTAGAAGATTTAAGGAAAATGGCGAACCTATGTTTACATTAACAACACAAGATAGATATGGGGTACTGATTAAAGAAACAAATAAACAAGGTTATAGCGTTGCTTCTGTTGGGGATAGTGTTAGCCTCTCTCGACTTAATTCAAAGACTAGAAGAGGACGTGTTGGCAAGAATATAGCTAATACATTGCTAACAACAGATGAACAAGGGGTTGTATTATCAGATTATAAAATAAGAAAGCTAACCCCTAAAGAGTGTTGGAGGTTGCAAGGTTTCCCAGATGAATTATTTGATAAAGCACAAGAGGTTAACAGCAATAGTCAACTTTATAAACAAGCTGGTAATAGCGTAACTGTAAATGTAGTTGAAGAGATAGCTAAAAGGCTGAAATAGGAGATGAGATGATGAAAATTGATGATAGAGAATTTGAAATAGTATTCATAATGAAAGACTATAAAACTATTTGTGTTAAGGCTAGTAAAAACGCTGTTGATAATGTATATAAATTACATAGAGATTTAGATGAAATCAAAGGAAATATAATACTAGATTTTGATGGTAAGTTAATTGATTTAAAAGAAGTAGACTATTTTAGATGGTATGCGATTTAGGAGGGAAAAGAAATGAATTTAGATTTATATAACCCGTTTATTGAGGATGAAGGAATGAAACAACCGAAAGTATATATTAAGAGTTTGGATGTGATATTACCTGTAAAGGTAATTAATTTTCATAAAGGAATAGTTGAAGTGTATTCAAATGATAATGCTGATTTTGTACCTTATGATTTTAATGAAGTTAAGTTTATTTATAATACTGGATATAAAGATGTGGATGGTGCATATATTTATACTGGAGACATATTAGAATATGTAAGAGGTGAAGCGATATTTAACGGAAAAAAATTTTTATTGAAAAAAAGTGCTGAACAAGAATTTTACTATTTAGCTAGTAAAAAGTTTTGTGGAATTCAATTGTCAGATATGGATACAACAGAAGAGTTATCAGTAATTGGAAATATTTATGAAAATAAGCATTTATGGGAGGACTAGCAATGAAATGGCATAAAGTATATTTAAGGAAAATGACTGAAGAAGAAAAAGAATTTTATCAAGGTGATTATGATGAAATATGGGACGGTGAATTGCCTGAAATAGGTGAAGAAGTGCTAGTAAGTATCCCTTTGTCTTCTGGAGAGTTTACTGACACTTCTATCGATACGTGGGAAGAAATCGATGACGGATTAGGTTTTGAGAATACTGAAAATGATGTTATTTACTGGATGGAATTACCACAATATAACGGAGAATTAGACGATTAGGAGGAATAATGATGAGTGAACACGACAAAATTATATTACGTGTATATTTACACAACGGAGAAACAGTAGAAGCAGAGGTAACAGAAGAAGAACTAACAGAAATTTACAAAATGTTCACAGAAGAAAAAGAAGATTTATTTTCAAGTGATCTTTGCATAGTTGGAGATAATGAAATCGATATGAACGAAGTTGAGCATATAGCTTATAAGAGAATTAAGGAGGACTAAAAATGAATGAACAAAAATATTTAAACGTTGAAATGAGAGTAATGTTTAACGTGCCAGTGTGTGAAGGTTTTGACATAGACGAAATTCCCGAAGAAGATTTAAAAGATATAGCAACTGATTATTTTTTTAATGAAATGGGATATGAAGATGCTGATTATTTAGATTTTGAATTTGATATTTAATGGAGGACTAAAAATGAATATCGAGGAATTACAAGAAAAGTTTGAACAATTAGCAAGTACAATAGATTGGATTAAAACTAAGTTGGTTGACTTGCAAGAAGAAAAAGGATTAGCACCTGTGAAAACGCCATATGAGGTGGAAGTGCCAGAAGATATAGACGATTATTATTATACAAATGAATATGGTAAAGTTGACTATTTAGAAGGTTATAATACATCTTATGAGAAGAATAAATATATACGTGGTTTAGCATTCAAAACTGAAGAAGAAGCTGAACAATACGATAAGGAACGTATATTATTGTTTAAAATGCATAAGTGGGCTGAAGAACATAATGGAGGTTGGACACTTGATTGGCAGAAAGGTGCACCAAAATATTTCGTAATGTTTAATATGAGGACAAGAGAATTTAGAGTGGGAGCTGATTGTTATTGTAGAGTTTTCACTAAAATGCCATATTTTAAATCAGATGAGTTAGCAGAACAATTTATTGATGAATTCGGAGATGAAATTAAAGAGGTGCTTTGCTAATGAAGATTGAAATAGGAGATAATGCGACTTTAGTTTTAATTATTACGATATTTTGTGGTGTGTATATAGCAAAAAAATTCATGGATAAAGGTTAAGGAGGGCTTTGCTAATGGTGATTGAATTAGGAGATAATCTAACTAGAATATTAATTCATTTAATAGACGGTACAGCTATAGTATGTGGGATATACCTGTTTGCTAGAGGTCTTGCGTATTATTTATCTTTATTTGATTAAGGAGGTAGTATATGGAATTGAAAACAATGTTTATAACGGATGTACTATTATACATAATTTGTATAATCTTAAGTACAGCATTGATAATTACATTAATGTATTTGTTCGTTATTTTTATGAAATTAATAAAAGGAGGAAAATTAGATGGAAACAGTAGCAGAGATGATGAAAGTAGTTAAGGAGTATTATAATTTAAATGACACGTTATTAGCGGTTGAATTAGGTGTCAAAAGTACAGGGAATATTACTCAATGGAGAAAAGGAGAGACTAAACCTAACAAAGATAGGTATATTAAATTAAAAGCGTTATATGAAAAGGTTATGAAGTTAAAAGAGGATCAAAAGGAAGAAACTCAAGTTAAGGTCAAAGAACGATATGAATTGAAATACCCGGAAAATGGAACATTATTATTCTATAATGACATTACAACGGGTGCTATAAGAGAAATATTATATGACGCTGATAAAATGGATATAGTTAATGCTTATTCATTCGGTATGTTGTATAAATCGAGAGAAGAAGCTATACAAAAGCGATTGGAGTTTTTATTGCTTAAAAGGATAAATGATTGGGCGGAAGAACATAATGAAGGTTGGATGGCTGATTGGTACGATTGTACCGAACGTAAATATAACGTGAAATATGATGATGAGGATAAAGAATTTTTTGTGGACTCTTATTATTATAGTTGTTTTTTTACAAAAATACCTGTATTCAAATCATACGGAATAGCACAACAATTCATAGAAGAGTTTGGAGAACAGATTAAAGAGGTATTTTTCAACAAAAAAGGAAATTAGATAAGTTTGAGGATGAAAAAATGGCTAATATTGAGAAGGATTATGCTTTGTATTATGGAGATGAATTAGTGTTTGTCGGAACAATGAAAGAAATGGCGGACTTTACCAACAAAAGAATTGAGACTTTATACACTTATGGAAATAAGAGGTATAAAGATAGGAATACATATTTATTAATTAAAATTGAGGAGGATGAAGAATGTTAAGTACAATAGCAGGTTGGCTATTTTGGACTATATGTATTATTGTGTTGTTGACAGTGTTAACGATAGTACTACATATATTAATTTCACTTATAAAGGAGTTGTCTAATGAGAGATAAGAAAGAACGAATTGCATATAAGAAAATTAGATATTTAGAACGTATTAGAGATTTAGAGGATAGCATTCAAGAATTACATGAGCAAATTAAAGATGAAGAAGCAAGAAAGACTAGAGTAAAAGCTATTGACTATTCGAAAGAACAAGTCAAAGGCGGTAATAAATCAAGCTGGGAAGCTATGATAGATAGGGTTGATAGATATATTCAGAAATTGTTAAATGCTATTATTGAATTGACTGAAATGAAAGAAGAAGTGTTAGATTTAATTATGAACGTGGAGAATACAAAATATAAACATCTGCTTATAATGAGATATATTAGATGGTATAGTTGGGATTATATCGAAAAGAAAATGGATATAAGTCAAAACACGAGATTAAAGTATCACACTGAAGCATTATCAGAGATATATATTCCTGATTTATATAAGGGGAGATATTAAAATATATTAAAATATTCTAATATATAGTAATATATATACACATATCTTATATTTATGATATTATATTAATGTGATCATTTGAATCAGTTCTCTTTTTTGTTAATATAACATAATCACTAACTTACGGAAGTACCTTAACGGGTGCTTCTTTTATTTTTGTCAAGAAAGGTGGTGGAAAATTGGCAAAACTAAGTTTAAAACAAAAGAGGTTCGCTGATGAGTACATCATTAGCGGAAATGTTTATAAATCAGCGTTAAGTGCGGGTTATTCTGAAAATTACGCAAAAGGTAATTCAGTAAAATTGTTGGAAAATGTGAGTGTAAAATCTTATATTGATGAACGGTTGAAAGAGATTGAATCTAAGAAGACAGCAACGCAACAAGAAGTGCTTGAATATTTAACCTCCGTGATGCGGGGTGAACATAAAGAGGAAATACTTATCGGACAGGGTCAAGGCTTTCAGGAAATAACCTATATTGATGTTAGTGCGAAAGATAGATTAAAAGCTGCCGACTTGCTTAACAAGATTCATCAAGCAAGAGAGAGTAAGCAAGATGAAACTAAGAAAGAAGATAAGTTGGATGCCTATATAGCAAAAGTAGACGGTGAATTAGATGAGTTTATATGATCTGTATACACCAAAACAAATTGAAATATTAAAAAGAGTAAAAGAAAAAGATTTCTTTATCTTGGGACTTCACGGAGCTAAAAGAACGGGTAAGACAGTAATCAATAATGATATATTCTTACGAGAGTTAAGACGTGTTAGAATGATAGCTGATAAGTTAAATATTAAAGAGCCGATGTATATTCTAGCTGGAGTGTCGAGTAAAACTATTCAAAATAACGTATTACAAGAACTCTATAATCGATATGAATTAGAAATAAAGTTTGATAGACACAATTCATTTACTTTGTTTGGAGTTAAGGTCGTACAAGCTTTTACAGGGACTATTGCTGGTCTTGGTGGTATTCGTGGTATGACATCTTTCGGAGCTTATATTAATGAGGCTTCATTAGCTAATGAAACAGTATTTAAAGAGATTATCTCACGTTGTTCAGGAGATGGAGCAAGGATAGTATTTGACACCAACCCCGATAATCCCGAACATTGGCTTAAAAAAGAATATATTGATAGCGAAAGTGAGAATATTATATCGTATCATTTTAGATTAGATGATAATACATTTTTATCAGAGCGATATATTAAAAATATCAAAGAGTCAACCCCTACTGGTATGTTTTATGATAGAGATATAGAAGGTTTGTGGGTTACTGGTGAAGGTATTGTTTATAGCGACTTTGACAGAAATAAACATTATTTTGACGATTATTCAAATATAACGTTTAAAAAGAAATTCGCTGGAGTTGACTGGGGTTATAGTCACTATGGATCAATAGTTGTAATGGGTGAAAGTACTGACGGTAAATTTTATTTGCTAGAAGAACACGCTTATCAATTCAAGGAAATAGATGATTGGGTTGAGATTGCTAAGGAAATAAAAGCAAGGCACGGAAACATCACATTTTATTGTGATAGTGCTAGACCTGAACACGTAGATAGGTTTTACCGTGAAAGACTTAATTCAGTTAATGCGAATAAAGAAAGATTAGCAGGTATAGAACAAGTGGCAAGGTTATTCAAAAAGGATAGCCTTTTTATTAATTCTAATGTTAAGAGATTTAAAGAAGAAATTTATAACTATATATGGGATGAAAAGACAGGGGACACAATTAAGCAATTTGATGATGTGTTAGACTCGTTAAGATATGCTGTATACAGTTATATGAATAGGCAAACAGCTAAAGTGTTAAATAAAGCCCGTTTAGGACTTTAGAAAGGAGTATAAATGCAATTATTAACTTATCCTAGAGTTGAATTTGATGAAAAGAACATCAAGAAAGAGTTAGTGGTTAAACTCATAAGAGAACATGAGAAACAGCTACCACGATTTAAGAAGCTTAAGAAATATTATTTAGGTGAACATGATATATTAAGTAAACAGCGTGCAAAGAATAAACCTAATTATAAGCCTGTGTGTAATCATGCTAAAGATATAGCTGATACTTCAACAGGCTATTTCATGGGAAATACAATTTCTTATAGCAATTCAGAAGATACTGATATTGATGAATTATTAATAGCGTTTGATAATGCTGAGGTAGATGAATCAGACCACGATAATGCGTTAGATATGGCAATTTATGGTGTTGCTTATGAATATGTATACGCTAGAGAAAATGAAAATATTTTAGATATAAAAAGCCTTGAAGTTGAAAATACGTTTATAGTTTATGATGATAGTATTGAACAACAACCATTGTTTGGGGTTTATTACTTCAAACGAAAAGAAAATAAGGCTGATACTGAAACATATCAAGCGGTTATTATGACTAAACAATTTGTTTATTCAATTGTTTTAGAAGGTAAAGAAAAAGGTGTTATTTCTGACAAGCCTATACCTCATAATATGGGTGATATTCCTATTATCGAATACAAAAATAATAAATATTCAATAGGTGACTTTGAACAACAAATAGGGTTGATTGATAGTTATAACTCATTAACAGCTAATAGAATTAATGATAAAGAACAATTTATTGATAGTATATTAGTTCTATATGGTGCAAGGCTTGGAGATGATGAAGAAGAATCTATAAAGGCTATGGAGTCTTTAGCAGAACATAAACTACTAGAATTACACCTTGAAGCAAGGGCGGAATATTTAAGTAAAACATTAAATGAAAATGAAGTAGAAACGCTAAGAAATGCTGTTAAGCAAGATATATATACTTTTAGCCATATACCTAACTTAACTGATGAGAATTTCGCTGGAAATAGTTCAGGCGTTGCAATGGAGTTTAAGTTGTTAGGTTTAGAGATGATAACTAAAATCAAACAAAGATATTATGTTAAAGGTTTGAAGAAACGAATTAAACTATTTGCTAATTATTTAGGTTTAACTCAAATAGCTATTGACGCTAACAGTATAATACCTAATTTCAGTCGTAGTTTACCTAAGAACTTGTTAGAAATATCTCAAATAGTGAGTAATTTAGATGGTAAAGTAAGTCAAGAAACTTTATTAAGTCAAATTCCTTTTGTTGAAGATCCTATGAGTGAAATAGAGAAAGTAAACGAAGAGAAACAAGAGAATATAGCACAAAATCAATTATTATTAACAGGTGGAGAACATATATACAATACGCCAGTAGGTGAGGAAGTAGATGAACAAGAAGAACAACGAGTACTGGGAACATAGAAAAGCTGAAATGATCCACTCACAAATTGCAAAGGCTGATGTTACATTTGATGAAATATCAAAGGTATATAATCACTCTAGAAAGTATATTGAAAAGAGTATTAAGGGTATATTTAATAAATTTCAAGCTGAATACGGGCTTTCTAAAAAGGAAGCTGAACAAGTTATTAAAATAATGAGGACAAAGAACAAGAAGTTAATTCCAGCTTTATCCTTATTACCAAGTACTCCTAAAATTAAACAAACTATTGAAATGTTGAGTAGTGCGGCTTATGCTTCCCGTATTAATAGACTTCAAAAGCTATTAGATGAAATTGATAATGTACAGCGATATATTGCTAGAAATGAGTTAAGAAAAACAACTGACTTGTATAAAGATGTTGCAAAAAATGCGTATTATGGTAGTATTCATCAAATTCAAACACAAACTGGTATAGGGTTTAGTTTTAATGAATTAGATGAAAATTTAGTTGAAAAACTATTAGCTGTACCATGGGAAAATAAAAACTATAGAGATAGAGTGTGGGATAATGCAACAGAATTATCAAATACTTTAAAAGATGAAGTAACACAAGCTGTACTTACTGGAAAAAGCGAGAAACTAGTAATTGATGAGATAAGTAATAGATTTAATGTTGGAGAGTTTAAGGCTAAACGACTAGTAAGAACGGAAACAGCTTATATTAACAATGAAATGGAAGCTTTAAGCTATATAGAAGCTGATATAGAGAAATATAGGTTTGTGGCTGTGTTGGATATTAGAACATCTCATATTTGCCGTGAACACGATTATAAAGTATATGATGTATCTAAAAGACAAGTCGGAGTTAACTTCCCACCATTACACCCCTTCTGTAGGTCAACAACAATACCAGTACTTGATACTGAAAACTTATCAGAACTATCTAGAAGGGCTAGAGACCCTAAAACAGGTAAAAATATAATTATACCGGGAAATATGAGTTATAACGAATGGTATAAAAAATATGTTGATAAACAATAATAATGTTTAATTTTATTAAACCGTCCTAGATATGACGTTAAACTGTCTTTTTATTATACCCAAGCATTTAAGGTAAAAAACTGTATGGAATAATAGTCGGGGACGACTTAAAAAATAGGAGGTTCAAACATGGATCAAGAGTTAAATAATGTCGAGACGGTTGAAGAAGATAAGGTAACAGCTGAACCAACTAAAGAACAACCCAACGACAAGAAATATAGTGACGCTGAAGTAGACGAGATTATTAATAAGAAGTTTGCTAAATGGAAAAAAGAGCAAGAAGCTGAACAAAGTGAAGCCAAAAAGCTTAAATCTATGAATGCAGATGAAAAAACAAAATATAATCAAGATAAACGACAAGCTGAACTTGATAAGCGTGAGCAGGAAATAGCAAAACGTGAATTAATGGCGGAAGCTAAGTCAATATTAAACGAACGTGGTTTACCTGTTGATTTAGCTGGGGTTATTGATTTAACGGACGCTGACACAGTTAAAGCTTCAATTGAGGCGATTGGTAAACAGTGGGAACAAGCAGTTCAAAAGGGTATTTCTGAGAAATTAAAAGGTACTCAACCACTAACAAAAGCACCTCAAAATTCAAATGGTATTACGAAAGAAGCATTAACAAAAATGAAATACCAAGAAAGACTAGATTTTAAAACAAAAAATCCAGATGAATATAATAGAGTAATGAAAGGACAATAATAAATATGGCAAATGTAACAATGATGACGGATGTATTTGATCCGCAAGTAGTAGCAGAAATGTTAAATGAAACAGTAGGTAAATCAATCGTATTTTCTCCATTAGCTGAGGTAGATACAACATTAGTAGGACAACCCGGGACAACATTAACAGTACCGCAATGGAATTACATTGGTGACGCTGAAGACGTGGCAGAGGGAACAGCAATTCCACTTGCTAAATTAGGTAAAAAATCAACAGAAATGACGATTAAAAAAGCTGGTAAAGGGGTAGAACTTACTGACGAGTCAGTATTAGGAGGTTTAGGAGACCCGATTAACACGGCTGTAAGACAAATAGCTAAGTCTATTGACCAAAAAGTTGATAATGATGTATTAGCGGCGGCTAAAACAGCAACTCAAACATATACAACTAAGAGTGGTTTTAAAGCAGAAGACTTATCTAATGCACAAGATATTTTCGAAAGTGAAAATGATGATATTTACGTTTTAATTTGTCACCCTAAAGTAGCTTCTAAACTAAGATTAAACACTGCTAAAGAATGGTTAACAGGTACTCAAGTTGGTGCTGATAGAGTGGTAAGCGGAACATACGGAGAAGTGCTAAGCACACAAGTTGTACGTTCTAGAAAATGCCAAGAAAACGAAGCATTTTTAATTCAAACTAGTTTAAATGAAGAAGTTGACACTAAAGCGTTCAAAGTATTATTAAAACGTGAAGTATTAACAGAATTCGATAGAAATATCGTTAATAAAACTACTGTAATTACAGCTGACCGCCATTATGGAGTTTACTTACAAAACGCTAAAAAAGTTGTTAAAATTACAGTAACAGCTGAACTATAGGAGGGGTTTTTATATGAAATTTTTAGTCAAAAATCCAATTTTCGACACAAAAACATCACAGACTTATCATGCTGGAGAAGTTTTCGATGTTACAGCTAAAAGATTAGAAGAAATTAAAGAAACGTTAGAACAACAAGGCGGTTTTGATTTATATCTTGAAGAATTGACAGAAGAAACTACTTCAGCTAAGACTGAAAATGAAACAGAAGTAACAAAAGAATAGGAGGTTTCCTATGCTTAATGAATTAGAACTATTAACTGGAGAAAGTGACGTAAAAGTCCTTTCTCTTCTCTTGTTAAGGGCTAATAATATAGTATTGGCAGAAACTAACAGGAGAGTTTTAACTCCTGAATTAGAACGTATAGCGTTAGAAATAGCGGTAGAAATGTTTAATAAACAAGGTAGTGAGGGTGAAGCGTCAAGAACTGAAGGCGGTATAGCTATTGTTTATCGCGATGGCTTATCTTCACACATCAAAAATACTTTATCATCTTACAGGTTAGCGAGGTGTTCGGGTCGTGCGTTTGAAAAAGAACAGACTGAAACCTTACAAGAGATTTAAATACTTAGTTAAAACTAACGACGAAGGGGTACGTTTTAAGGGGTATGAAGACAATTCATATATTATAAACGCTGAAATATATCCGGCTTCTGGACGTATTCAAGCCCAAGTATATGGTGAAAAATTAAATTATATGTTAAATATGCTAACAGAACGTACTACTGAAATAAATGAGCGTGATGGAATTTGTATCAACAGCGAGACACCTAACTATGAAGTAGTATCTATTAAAAAATATACATTTCATAAATTAGTGGAGTTAAAAAAACTTTGACTGAAATACAAAATGTAAGCAGATTGATTAATAAGATCCATAGAATAGGTGGAACAGCGGGAGAACAAATTATAAAAGCTGGAGTCAGTAGAGGAACTAAAATAGTTCAATCTGAAGCTAAATTATTAGTGCCAACTAACTCTGGACGAACTAGAAATAGTATAAGAACAAAGGTTGATGGTTTGAAAGGTTCTGTTTATACTAATGAACCATCAGCTGTATTTGTTGAATTCGGAACAGGTAGTGTAGGAGCTAGTAATCATGGTGGAATAAGTCCAAATGTTAGACCATCTTATAGAAATACTCCTTGGTGGTTTCATGAAAGCATGGTTGAGGGTGGATACTTATCAGCATATAATTTCTTCACCATAGATACGCCCGTTGGTAAGTTCTATAAGACTGAGGGACAAGCAGCACAACCGTTTATGTACCCAGCCTTGAAGAACAATAGAGCCAAAGTTTTAGCTGAAATGGAAAAGTATTTAAGTAGAAAATTGAAGGAGATAACAAAATGATTAATGTTAAACCGTTAATATATAAGGAGTTGGCTAAAATAGCGACAAATGTAACGGACACTTATCCAGCTGATTGGGAGACATTCCCTGTTGTAATTTATTTAGAAGAGGAGAACAAACCTCATGAATGGCTAGATAATGGTGTAGAAGAGACTACTTATTTACGTTACAAAGTCGATATTTTCGATAAGGAAAGTACTTCTAACATAGCCGTAGAAGTAGATAAAGTATTTAGTTCTTTAGGGTTGAAACGAACTATGGCACAAGATATGCCAGACCCAAGTAATTTAAGGCATAAAGTTATGAGATTTGAAGGGATATATGATCCTGATACAAATATAGTATATCAATATAGAATGGAGGGCTAATATGTTAGCAAACGGAATTAAATTAGAATATAGTGAAACAACAAGTGGTTATACTCTGTTAACAGGGCTTAAGGAAGTACCCGAATTAGGGGTTGAACCTGAGAAAGTAGAAAATACAACACTAGCTGATACTGTAAAACAATATGAGTTAGGAATTGGAGACGCTGGGGAACTAGAATACAAATTTAAGTATGAAAATAAAACAGCAACATCACCATTTAGAGTATTACGTAAAGCTATGGACGCTAAAAAGGTTCTTAACTTTAAACAAACATATCCAGACGGTACAACAGTAACATTTAGAGGTCAAGTTGCAGTAAAACTTGGCGGTGGTGGTGTAAATGGTGTTATTGAATTTACACTTAAAATTGCTTTACAGTCAGATTTAGTATTCGTAGACGCTTCAGTAGTAATGTAAGATAAGAAAGGAAATTAACATAGATGACAAAGAAACCATATACAACTTGGCAAGTAGGTAAAGAAGAATATAAACTAAAATTAACAACATCAGCAGTATGTAAACTTGAGGAGAATTTAGGGGTAAATATTGTTAAAATCTTTAATTTTAATGATGATTTTCCATTACCTCCTCTAAAAACTATGTTATATGTACTTCATGGTGCTATTACAAAATACCAACATGGGTTGAAATTTGATGATGTAATGAATATTTTTGACGAATATTTAGACGAAGGACACGATCAAATGGATTTATTAATGGAAGTATTAATTCCGTTAATGCAAGACTCGGGTTTTATTCCGAAGGAAGAGAAGAAAGCGGAAAAAGTCAAAGTTCTAAAATAATAGAAACTATGACTGAATATATTGGGGAGTTGTACCCTATTGCACTAGATGTAGGGATAACTCCTACTTTATTTTGGGAATATTCAATACAAGAAATAACAGATATTATTGATAGTAGAAATCGTGTATTAGAATTTAACAGGAAAAATGAATATATCCGTGATTATTATTTGGCTAAAAGTGTTGTTGAATGGTTAGCACCTATGTTAAGTAAAGACGCTAAACCACCCGAATTATGGAATTGTGCTCCTGACTATGTTTTCGAGAAAGAAAAAGAAGAAATCGAGAAAAAAAGAGTTGAGTATGAATTAGAATTACATAAGGAACGAATGAGAGAATTTGCAATGAGGTATAATTCTCAACGGGCGAATAATATGCTATAATCTCTAATAGGAGGTTATGTATTTATGAGTAAAGAGAATAATTTTACAATGCCGTTAATGTGTCCGCAATGTAATTCACGAGATATTCAATTTCAATTGGTTAACCATCAAGATTTAAAGCCAAGAGGAAAAAGTTTTCTATGGTGGATAACAATAGGTTGGGCGTGGGTTTTATTTAAATGGGTAGTTTTTTATTTAATAATGGGAATATTTGTAATTCCATTTAAGTTTTTATTGCCGAAGAAATATAAAATACAAAACACAGTTGAAAACTATAAAATTTGTAAACATTGCGGATATCATTGGAAATAATCAAAGTTAAAGTCAATCAATAATGATTGGCTTTTTTATTTTACCTTGAAAGGAGGAGCAAATGGCAACATTAGAAGAATTAAAAGTCGTTATCAACGCTGAATTGAAACCATTTCAACAAAAAATGAAAGAAATGGAGAATACAGTAACTCAATCAACTAATAACGTAAAAAATAAGCTTAGCGGATTAAAAAATATGTTTTCAAGCTTAGCAAAAGTAGCCGCTTTAGGTATATTAGCTAGAGAGTTGTATCAATTAGGTAAATATTCAGTTCAAACAGCGTTAGAAGTTCAGGCTTCTATGAACCAAATTCAACGACTTATGGGTGAAAGTTCTCAAGCTTTCTTAAAATGGGCTGAAAATAATGCATTAGCTTTTAATATGAGTAAGGCTGAGGCTATAAAATACGGATCAACCTATGGAAATATACTGGCTGGTTTCATTAAAAATCAGGATAAATTAGCAGGATATACAGCTAAACTGTTGGAAACATCTTCAATCATTGCACAGGGAACAGGACGAACTATGACTGATGTTATGGAACGTATCCGAAGCGGTTTGCTTGGGAATACTGAAGCTATTGAAGACTTAGGGGTAATGGTTAACGTTAGTATGATTGAAAGTACTGAAGCGTTTAAGAAGTTCGCTAATGGTCAAAGTTGGCAACAATTAGACTTCCAAACCCAACAACAAATAAGGTTGATGGCAATTTTAGAACAAGCAACAAAACGCTATGGAGATACATTACAAGATAACGTTAATAACAGAATATCAACGTTTAAAGCTTTGATGAAAGATTCAGCGTTAAATATCGGTAATGCGTTTTTACCTATAATTAATGCTATTATGCCTATTTTAAATGCTTTTGCTAGTGTTATTCGAACAGCAACGGCGAAGTTGGCCGAATTTATTCAATTACTATTCGATAAGAAAGTAAGTAGTACTGATGGAGTTGCAGGGGCTGTAAATAATGCTACCCAAGGCTTACAAGGTGCAGGGAATGCGGCTGGAGATTTAGCTGATAATTTAGATGACGCTGGCGGAGGTGCTGGCAATCTAGCTGACAATGTAGGAAAAGCAGGTAAAGCCGCTAAAAAAGCAGTAAAAGAATTACGTGGTTTAATGGGGTTTGATGAAATTAACCTATTAAATAAAAAGAATGATGACTCTGATGACGACTCTGGAGGTTCTGGAGGAGGCGGAGGAGGTAAAGGTGGTAAAGGTAAAGGGGCTGGTGGTAAAGATATTTTACCTGATATAGCAATTTCTGATAGAGGTACACAATATAATACTATGTTTGATGGACTTCTTGAGAAACTTAAACCTTTATTAGCTTTTCTTGAACATTTAAAAAACTTGTTTAGCCTTGGTTGGAAACTTACTTTCAGAGAAGAAGGTATTGAACAACTAAAAAAATCACTTATGGGTATTAAAGAGTCTCTAGAAATAATATTTGGTGATGGTTTAGTTGCACGAACGGCCGGAACGTTCTTAGAAAGATTAGCATTTGCATTAGGACAAACAACAGCGGCGTTAGCTAATGTTGTATTAGGGATAGCCGTATTTATTTCTGAAAGTCTTAATAAATCATTGCAGGAAACTCGACTTGATATTAAAAGTTGGTTAATGCGAAGTTTCTTAGAAATGGGGGATATAGTAGGAAGCATTGGTAACATTGCTGCTGATATTTCAAACATTTTCTATGACACTATAACTAGTCAACCTTCAACAGATATTGGAGCTAATATAATTTCGACATTAACATACGCTACCATGGGTGTAACCGATGTAGGCTTAAAATTAGGTCGTGACATCCTTGCTGGAATAGAAAAAACAGTTAGCGAAAATAAAGACAAAGTTACTCAAGCTTACATAGGTATATTAGAAGCCTTACGACCAGTTTCAGAGAGTATTAAAGATTTTGTAAAAGATGGGTTTGGTATATTTAATAAGGTTTACGATGAACATATTAAGCCATTTATTGATTCATTTTGGAAAGGATTTTCTAAAATAACAGGTGTTTTAACTGATTCATTCAACAATAACATCAACCCAGTATTGAAAAAATTAGGTGATAGATTCCAAAATACTTATCAAAATTACATTAAACCAACTATGGAAAGTGTTGGTAATCTATTAGGTACTGTTTTCGATATACTAAAAAAATTATGGGAAAATGTATTAGTGCCATTCCTTAGCTTTTTAGCTGATAATGTATTTCCAGTAATTGCTCCTATAATTGAACGAATAGGAACTTTCTTCTTAACTAATATTCAGATGATAATTTCTAAATTTAAGTTAATAGTTGATGTTATTACAGGAGTACTTAAAATTCTTGAAGGTATCTTCAGTGGTGATTGGGCTAAAATTTGGGAAGGTGTGAAAGATATATTTGTTGGTGTTTGGGATTTTATAGTCGGAGTTATTTCAACTGTTTGGGAACAAATTAAAACTATTGTTGAAACTGGGTTTGATATCGTGAAAGCCGTTATTAAAGTTATTCTAGACACTATAGTTTTATATTTTACAATTGCATTTAATTCTGTAAAAGGTGTTTGGGGATTAATTATTAGTTTCTTCCAAGGTTTATGGGATGGAATAGTAACAATATTCTCAGTTGTAGGAACTTGGTTCACAGAACGTTTCAAAGAAGCATGGGACGGTTTAACAAATATATTTAAAATAATAGGTCAATGGTTCAGTGAGAGATGGACTGAGGTTAAAAACATTCTATCTCCTATAGGTCAATGGTTTAAAGATAAATTCCAAAATGCTTGGGATAATCTGACAAATATATTTAAGTCATTAGGCTCTTGGTTTGGTGCAAGATGGAACGATGTAACAAATGCACTTAATAACGTTGCTAGTTGGTTTGGAAATACCTTCACTAGTGCATATAATGCGGTTAAGAATGCATTTAGTTCTATAGGATCATTCTTCAGCGGTGTATGGTCTACTGTTAAGAATATATTTGTAAATGCTGGTCAAATGGTCGGAAGTGCCGTTGGTGGAGCATTTAAAGGAGCAGTTAATGCTGTATTAGGAACTATTGAAAATATAGTAAATGGATTTATTAATATGATTAATGGTGTAATAGGAGTTATTAATGCATTGCCGGGAGTTTCATTAGGATATATCAATGGTATTAGTTTGCCAAGGCTTGCTCGTGGTGGTATTGTTGATAGCCCGACAATTGCAATGATTGGGGAAGCAGGTAAAGAAGCGGTTGTACCACTTGAAAATACTGGATTCTTACAAACAATGGGACGTGTTGTAAGTAGTGCTGTTGCTGATGTAATTGGAAATAACCAACCAACCTCAAGCGGTTTAACTGGTGATATCGTGATCCAGTTAGGTGGTACGGAGTACGCTAGATTTACGATTGATGAAATCAATAAAGAACAAGAAAGAGTAGGTCAAACTCTTATAAAAATTTAGGAGGAACAAATGGCAAAGTTAATTATTAATGGAGTAACAATTGTTACTCCTAAATCATTCCAAGTATCGATACAAGATATTGACGGAGAAACAGGACGAGACGCTAACGGTAATATGGTAAGAGATAGAGTCACAACCAAAAGAAAATTAGATTGTGAATGGGGTTTTTTAACTCAGTCTGAAATGAGTACCTTATTGAGTAGCGTTACAAGTGAATTTTTTTCAGTTTCCTACCCTGACCCTATCATAGGTCAAACAACAAAAACATTTTACGTTGGTGATAGAAGTTCACCAGCTTATAGTTTTAGTGAAAAATTCAAGCCGTGGAGTGGCTTAAAAATGAACTTCATAGAAAGGTAGGTTAATATGTTTAACAACAACACAAGTTATCAAGAAGCAATAAATGCACCCTCGAGACGAATTACTGGGAACGTAACAATAAAAGGTCAGAAATTGTCTGATGATATTTCATCAATAGACTATGTTAGTTCAATTTCCGGGAATACACTTACTATTGGTGCTACAAATGCTTCAACAGTAGATATTAAATTCAAGAGATTAATAGAAGGATTAGCAGAGAGGGAGTTAATAAAGGTTTCATTCTCTGTTCAAACATCTAGTGGAATTGTTGAAAGACAAATTGGAGAGTTCTTTTTAACTGAAATAAAGCTTGATAGAAATAATAAAACAACAACGTTAAAAGCCATTGATAAAATGGCTTTTTTAAATGATAAATACAGCTCTACTTTACTTTATCCGACCTTAGGAAGGAATATTGTACAAGAGATAGCTAATAGCTGTAATTTGAGGGTTAATAATAATCTTAATATAACAAACTTACCTAGTTTTAGTAAAAAATTAGAAAAAGTTACTTACCGTGAAATGTTAGGTTACTTAGCACAGACAGTAGGAGCTTTTGTAATATTTAATAACAATGGTGAATTAGAGTTTAGAAAATTAAATAGAACACAAAAACAAATCTCCAAAGGTTCATATCTTTTAAAAGGTTTGGAAGTAGATGAGGTAGAATACAGAATTAACGGTATTTCTGTCAGTTTAAATAACCAAGAAAAAACAATATTAGCTGTTGGAAGCCCATTAGGTACACAGGTTAAACTTACTAACCCGTTAATGACACAAGGGTGGTTAAATTCTATCTTATCTGAGTATTCAAGATTAAGATTTAACCCTTTTAAATTAAATTGGCGTGGTGATCCGTTTGTTGAAGTAGGTGATTGGGTTTCTATAGAAATAGATAACGGCTCTTATCGTGCTTTTCCTATATTAGAATTAAAACTATCTTATAGCGGCGGTTTAAAATCTACTATAGGGGCTAATGTCAAGGGGACTACAACTTCAACAACAGAATATAAAGGGACAGTTGAACGTCAAATTGAGTTTATTAATGCTCGATTAGGTGCTTCCGGTAACTATGTGTATGCTGATACCGTTGAACCAACTAACCCAAAAGAGGGTGATACATGGTTTAAACCTAACGGAGCATTTACTGACTTATATATTTATGAAAATAATCAGTGGGTTTTAAAAACATCTACGGGGAATATTGAGGGGTTAATAACTAAAATCACTGACTCAAGCGTTTCAACCCAAAACTTAGCTACCGCAATAGCAAAAATCATAGAACTTGACGCTGCTAGAATTACAACAGGTAGCCTTACTTTTGAACAATTAAGCAGTAATACTGTTAGTGAAATAAGAAAAGGTATGGTTAGTGAAACAAAATTTAATAGTTTTGTAAACGATTCCAATGGCTTGCGACAACAAATGAGTTCTGAGATTGAAAGGGTTGTTGAAAGTAAAAAATCAACACTTAAAGGACAAGACGGAACAAGTAGTTATATTCACCGTAAATATAGTGATAATGCTAATGGAACACCTATGAGTGACAACTCTAATCTAAAATATATCGGGATATATACCGGCAACAAACAACAAGCACCTACTAACGCTAGCGAGTATAGTTGGACTAAGATTCGTGGAGAAGACGGAGCGAGAGGTCGTGACGGAAATAATGGTAGAGATGGTGTGGATGGTAAGTCGATTAATGAAAATCTATTACCTAATTCGAATTTTGAAAAAGAGCTTGAAAACTGGGAAATGGCTAGATTAAATAATAGTGGTTTAAACTGGCAAAAAGGACACGCTATCTATCATTTTGGTAGAGGATATCACTTTTGGGGCACACCTAACGGGAATGATAAAGGTTTAGGGTCTATGTTTAACTTTATAGCAAAACAGGGTGAAAAAATAACCTTATCAATGGACTTAGGAAAGGACGCGTTAAATAATTATTCAACGTTGTTTTTAGGTATTCACTATATTGGTGAAGATAACACGATTAAAGCACAAGAGTGGCAACAATTAGACCTAGCAACAATAGGACTTGAATTAAAGAAATATAAACGTGTTTCGAAAACGTTCACGGTGGGTAGCGATATGAGAAAGTGCCGGTTAATGATTCATTGCAAACCGCAACAACTTGCCAATTTTTACATCGACAATATTAAATTAGAACGTGGTGAAGTTGCAACAGACTGGTCACCTGCTTACGAAGACTTACGAGGTCGTGACGGTGTAAGTAATTACATTCATAGAAAATACAGCGACTCTTCAAACGGTGCTAATATGAGTGATAATTCCAACCTAAAATACATCGGAATTTACACTGGAACAAGCCCGACACCACCAACAACAGCAAGTAGCTATTTATGGTCAAAAATCAAAGGTGAAGACGGTGCTAACGGTGTACCTGGAGCTAAAGGTGCTGACGGTCGTACACCTTATTTCCACACAGCTTATGCGAACAGTCCTACTGGAGAAAGAGATTTTAGCACGACAAACAGTAGCGATAAACTATATATAGGAACATACAGCGATTTTGAGATTGCCGATAGTACTGATTATAGAAAGTACAAATGGGTAAAAATCAAAGGTGAAGATGGACGTAACGGCGTAAGTAGTTACATCTACCGTAAGTATAGCGACAACGCCAACGGGTCACCGATGAGTGATAACTCAAACCTTAAGTATATAGGTATTTATACCGGTACTAGTGCAACAGCTCCAACAACACCGTCAGCTTACACTTGGAGTAAGATTAAGGGTGAAGATGGTCAACAAGGTGTGCCAGGTGCTCGAGGATCAGATGGTAGAACTAGTTATTTACACACGGCTTATGCTAATTCATCTACAGGAGAACGTGATTTTAGTACCACTAATAGTACTGGTAAGGAATACATCGGGACTTACACTGATTTTGAAATTAATGACAGTAACGATTATCGTCGTTATAAGTGGGTTAAGATTAAAGGTGAGAATGGAGCTAACGGTCGCAATGGAACGGACGGACACAGTTTGACAGCTAACTTACGCTTTGAAGGTAAGTATATTAATAACGTGACGAACGACATTAAAAGTTATTTAGATATATTTTACGACGGACAAAAAATCACAGATGGATTTAATGCACAGGTTAAATTTAAGGGAGGTATTCTAAATACTTGGAGTAATTTTTGGAACGCAAAAGTAGATAACACAGGATTTTTAACCAATGTAAGCTGGGGAAATAAAGAACAACCTTATCCTATAGCATTAGAATTAATTGTTCTAGTCACTTACAAAGGCTTAAATACTGTAGCAAATGCAAGAATGGAAAACGTTCCTGATGTTGTTGAGATTAAAGAAGTTGTTAAGAAATATAAAACTTTTGAAAGCACGCTAGAAGGCTTTACGTCAGTTGTAGGTGAAATTAATACTAAGGTACTAAGCAAACAACAGATTAGACAAAATTTAAGTAGTGAAGATGTTGAGAAAACAGGAAATGATTTATATTTTAATGCGAAAGAAAACTTGCAAGCTAATGAGTTTTACACGATTTTAGCTGACTTGGATAATGTGCCGGCTAATCAAAAAGCTAAAATATACAGTGCCAGCGATGGTGGAGATGAGAAATTAATTCAAAATGGGTTAAATTATTGGGTCGTTAAATATTCAACTAATCAAACTAAAGTTAATCTGTATCCATTGGGAGCTAATACTAAGGTTAAGAACGTAAGGATATTCAAGGGTGATTTTAGGGTTAAAAAAGATGCCGAACGAGAAAACTTATATAGTAGTTCTGCTACTGATAGTGGTGATAAATTTATTCATTTGAATTTAAATAAAAATAAAATCAATGGAAATGTTTATACTGTTAAGTTTGATGCTTCGGGGTATTCCAATGGTGATAGATGGGACGTTTACAATCGTATTGGCTATGATGAGAATAATCTAACTCAACTATTGAGAGCTAAGGGGAACGAATTCACTTTCACTATTAACGACAACACAACGGTTGACAGAATGTATATAAGAATGAAATTAGTTGGAAATACTACCATTTCTAACGTTGAAATATACGATGTAAGCACTGAATATGTAAAAAATAGTCAAGTAAGTAAGTTAGAAAGCTCAATCAAACAGACTAAAGATGAGATTGATTTAAAAGTTAGTAAGGATAATGTAATAAACTCAATAAATATTAGTGCTGAGGGCACTAGAATAAAAGGTGATTTAATCGCCGATTATTTGTACGGAAAGACTATTGAAGGGGCGGTTATCCAAGGTAATTCAAAAATTAAAATAGGTAAACACGGATATATGATTCCCGCCGGCGATGGATTAAGATTCTGCCTTCCTGAAAAGCCAGATGCAAACAAGGGTGTCGGGGTTCAAATGTTAGGAAATTATGGTCGTGATGGTGAGACTGCTTACGGGTTCTACTTATATGTGGACCCTAATTTCGATACTACAGAAGTAGCTGCTACTAATTCTTATTTAATGACTGTGAATGGATATATTTCCACTAGAGGTGTTAATAATTTGAAATTCCAAAATTATTCAGATAATAGTACAGGAATAGGTGTGTGGGATAAAAATGTATCATTACTTTTTGATAGAACCAAAAACGATATATATTACGAATGGAACGGTAAAATTTATAGTATATGGCAAATGGTAGATAGATTTTATAGTACTACTTCTGATGCTAGATTAAAAAAAGATATTAAACCTTGTGAGTATAAAGCACTAGATTTAATAGATAATTTTAAATTTAAAAGTTTTAACTGGAAACATAGGGAACAATTAGAGGAGAAACCATATACTGAAATAGGTTTAATCGCACAAGATGTAGAGAAAATAAATAAAAACTTTGTAACTATGGCAGGAGAATATAAAACGTTAAATCAGTTTAATCTACTTACATATTCTTTAAAAGCTATTCAAGAGCTATCTACTGAAAATCAACAACTAAAATCACAACTAACAGAAATGAATGAAAGACTACAAAAACTGGAGGATAAAATCAATGGCAACTTATAAAAAGAATTACGCTAGAGCTACCTACAACAGCAACGGAGCAGTACTGACAACCATCGTCAGTATATTTAGTACTAGCGGTGGAACGGTGATTGAAACCACGCTAAAAGGTGACCATTTAAGCAAGTCAGAAGATGAACTAGTACAACTAGCTTTAGAACAATTTTATCAAGACACCTACCCTAATCGTGCTGAGAATGAACGATTTAGTAAAGTAGATGAAAAACTTAAAGTACTGGATACTAAATTAGCTGAGTTGGATAAGATGAAAAAAGAACTTGAAATTACACAAGGGTCACTAATGGATTTAATCACACAAATGAGCGGAAGTTTGGAGGATGAACACCATGAAGCTAATTCACAACCTAAAAATTCAAGTGAAGGAGGTGACAGTAATGATGGCAATGCTATTCGCAATTAACATAGCAAAAGGTAAACGTACGTTTGCACAAGTACCAAACTTTTTGAAAGAAAAAGTTAAAGAATGCTTAATCGATATGGATTTGGAACATTTAGCAAAAGAGGGGGCTTAAAGCCCTCTTTTATTTTACACAGAAAGGAGCTTAATTAATGGAAATTACATTACCAGAACTAGCCGAACGCTATTACCATTTAGTACAAGATGTGTACATTCATGCTTTTACGCTTGTTGTTTTGTTGGATATTCTAACAGGTGTGGCAAAGGCTTTTGTAACAAAGACACTCAACTCAACAATAAATAGACGTGGATTGATTGAACACATTGTAGTATGTGTGATGTGTATCACAGTATATCCATACTTACTATATTTAGGATTTAACGAGATAGCAACAGCTTTCTTGTTATTTTTTATATTAAGTTATTGTCTTTCACTCATAGAAAATCTAAGTGCTTTAGGAGTACCATTTCCAACTGGTATTAAGAAGAGGTTAGAGAAGATACGAGATGAACTGGACGGAAAGGAATAATAAATGAAAAAATTAATTAAATTAGAATTTAACAACACTACAAGGGAACGTAAGACTGAAGATAGTTATTCGGAATTATATTCTTATGATAAAAATAACGGATCATTTGAGTTTGAAATTTTAAACGATACACTTACAACTGAACAAGTTATAGCATTATTTAAATTCACAGAAAGTAATAAAATCTGGAAGACTACTGGGACTGTTGAGGGAAATAAGGTTAATGTAACGTTTGACACTAGCTTAATAACTCAAAATGAAACTGTAATTTGTTACTTATATTTTGATGAAGAGCAAAGAACATCAGACACATTCAGATTTAAATTCAAAGTAAAAGTATCTGAAATAGATAAAATGAGTCGTTATGAAGTTAAGGAACGTTTTATCAACAATACTGTTATTGTTGATAGATTAGACGTTGTGACAAAGGATGAATTAAAAGAAGCGTTAAAAAATGTTGGTGGAATAGCAACAGAAGGACTACTAACAGAGGTTAAGGCTGAAGAATTATTTGTTAAAAAAACTGATGCCGTGGATAATACTAATTTTGAATTAGTAAAAAATAGAGTACTAGCTTTAGAACTTAAGACTGATAAAGATACAGTTTATGATGACAGCGAAGTTAAAGAAAGACTTACTACGCTTGAGAATAAACCACCTGTAGACTTATCAAACTATGCTACTAAAGAAGAATTAAGAAACGTTAGTAGTAGTCAACCATTAGCTGACAACCTTGTGACTAAAGAGGAGTTAGAGAACAAACATTACATTTCAGATATTTCAAATTTAGCAACTAAGGAAGAATTGCAAGAGGTTAGGAATAGTCAACCAACAGTTGACACTTCAAATTTAGTTACTAGAGATGAGTTAACAGCTAAGAATTATCTTACAGAACATCAATCGTTGGATAATCTAGTTACTAAGCAAGAGTTAGAAGAGAAACAATATCTAACGACACATCAAGACTTATCAGAGTACGCTAAGAAGTCAGAACTATACAACGATAGCGATTTAAAAGCACGTGTTGAGGTGCTAGAGCAAAAAACGGATAAAGACACTGTTTATGACGACACACCTTTAAAAGAGCGTGTAACGGCTCTTGAGAGTAAAGCTATTGGAGGTGGAGCTTATGATGATAAACCTATTAGAGATAGATTAGATGTGTTAGAAGCTAAACACGATAATGACACAATATATGATGACACAGAAGTAAAACACAGACTTACTGAACTTGAAAATAAGCCTGCTGTTGATACTTCTGTTTTTGTTACTGAAGAGAAATTGTCTGAGAAAGGATATCTTACTCAACATCAATCTTTAGAAAATGTAGTTACTAAAGAAGAGTTAGCTAACAAGAAATATGTTACTGAAGATGAATTAAATAACAAAGGATATTTAACTCAACATCAAGACTTATCAAACTATGTGACTAGCGAACAACTAGAGAATAAGCACTATTTAACACAACATCAACCGCTTGATAATTTAGTTACAAAAGAAGAGCTTAACAGTAAAGGTTATGTAACTAATGAAGCACTTAACAGTAAGGGATACTTAACTGAAGAAATGTTAAATAGTAAAAACTATCTAACAGAAGATGTGTTGAATACTAAGAATTATTTAACTCAACATCAAGACTTATCTAGTCTAGTGACTAAGCAAGAACTAGAGAATAAACATTATTTAACTGAACACCAACCACTTTCACACCTTGTTACTACTAGCGATTTAGAAGTGTTGAGAAATATAAGTGTAAATAAAGCTGAATTTAACTCATTCAAAGATAATGTTGTTACAAAAACTGAATTAGCTGAAAAAGGTTATTTAACAACCCAATATGATGATACCGATGTTAAGAATAGGATACAGGCATTAGAAAATAGACCAACGACTGGTGGAACTCAAACTCAAGATACTGGGTGGTTAAAAGTAAGTGGTGAAAATGCAATCGCTGGAAATATTGTAGAAATTAGACGTATCGGAAACACTGTACACGTTAGATTTAGAAATGAAAACGGTGATTTTATTATCGATGAGAACATCTATTCTATATTAGATAAAGAAATTAGTGGTGGTTTTGGGTCAGTTACAAATAATTCGCCTATTTTTTCATCAAAAAATAATCGAGAATTGGGAAGAATTATTACAAATGTATCTAACAACAGTATAACAGTTGAGTTAAGTATTGATGTAGAATTACCGGTTTCTAAATCCGTATATATTAACGACTTCTCATATTTTACAGAAGACCCGTTCCCAGTTGAATTACAGAAATAGGAGGACAAATAAATGGAACAATTAGAATTTTTAAAACCAGCGTTAGTATTCTTAATAGTAACGCTTTTAGGAATGTTAGGGAAGTTTTTAAAAGAGTCAAAATTCTTCCCTAATGAAATGATACCAAACTTTCTAGGAGTGTTAGGAGGACTGATAGGAATTATCCTATTTAAAGATGCAACAGCGATAACACTTGGAGTTGGTGCTGTTGGTGTACATCAAATTTACAAACAAACTGTAGGAAATAATACATCAAACAACACGGAGGATAAATAATGGTATTACTTAAAAAAATACTAGATTTTTTAAAATCTGAAGTAAACAAACTTCACGATTTTGATGGATATTACGGTAGTCAATGTGTGGACTGGATAAACTACTACTTGTGGACTTTCTGGAAGATAAGATTGTTCGGAAATGCTATTGATTTACTAGATAATGCTAAAGAACAAGGGTTACAGGTAATCTACAACGCACCAGGAGTTAATCCTAAGGCTGGAGATGTCTTTGTAATGGAAGTGCCTTATCATCAGTTCGGACACACTGGAGTAGTTATTGAAGACAGTGACGGTTACACCATTAAAACGATAGAACAGAATATAGACGGTAATGCGGATGCTTTAACCAATGGAGGCCCAGCACGATATAACGAGCGTGATTTTACTGGAGTAATAGGTTGGATAAGACCGCAAATTGATTATACACAGGAGGAAACAAACATGACTTATACTGAAGATACTACTTATTTACGACAAACACCTCAAGTAGGTGTAGCACCTTATCGACAAGTGCACGCTCACTCAACTGGTAATCCTAATAGTAAAGCTAGTGGAGAAGCGACTTACATGTCAAATAAAGACCTAAGCGACGGGTTTTATACGCATGTTGTTGGTAACGGTAAGGTCTACCAAACAGCTTACGTAGGTCAAGGAGCTTGGGATGTTGGCGGAGAGTGGAACAATGAGACGTTCGCAGCAGTAGAGCTTATTGAAAGCCATAGGACTTATGAAGAATTTAGAGCTGACTATGAAGTCTATATTCAACTGCTAAGAGATTTAGCAAATCAAGGTGGAATTCCTACTACTCTTGATAGCAACTCATTAGAAGGAATTAAGACACACTACTATTGCACTTACAACCAACCTAACAACATTTCAGACCATGTAGATCCATATCCTTATTTAGCAAAATGGGGAATTAGTAAGGAACAATTCAAGAAAGATGTTGAAAGTGGTATTATTTCTAATGCCCCAACTAAAGTTGAATTAGATGTTCTAGATAGCAACACAACTCTTGAAAATAGAGAACAACCTTATTATCGTGGATACTTGAGTGAAGACTACTACCTGGAAACTGAACCAAACGCAAATAGTGCGGATAAGGAATTCATGGCAAAAGGTACTGAAGTTTATGTGTATGAAAAGAAAAACGGTTGGAGTAGAATTGGTTCAAATTCTAGCAATCAATGGCTAGAGGATGATTATTTGGTTGAAGCTAGTGTATTCTAGATTGATTTTAAAATCAGTTTGTGCTAAAATATAAATTATCCTTTCATCCTACAAAAATAAAGGATAAAAACACTTACAAGCCCTCACTTTTTGTGGGGGCTATTTTTTTATGCAATTTTTAAAAAAGTTTTAAAATATATATTGACTTTATACCTTATATAAGGTATAATAATAAATGTAAAGGAGGTGAGGTAGTGAGTAACAGAAGAAATAAAAAAACAGACTCTCACAAAGACAAGATGCTTAGCCTAGCAACTGTGTTAGCTATCTTAGAAATAGTAAACACAATTCTTGAAATCTTTGAAAAAGTCTGTAAATAGACAACTAGGGAACGGAGCTTATGAAAGCTCCTAGTACCTAAATGTTTACTCACATTATATCATGAAAAAAGAAAAAATACAAACTATGATTATAGTATTAGGTATATTCGCCGTGATAATTTCAATTATCTTAAAACTTATTTAGGAGGTTTTACAATGATAGAACAAGCAATTAAACAAATAGAAGAATTATTCAATAGTGATTTAACTGATTATAGAATTTCAAAAGATACGGGATTGACACTAAGCGTTATTCAAAATTACCGCAGTGGTAAGTATGAATTAGAAAATATGAGTTTTAAAGTAGCAAATAAATTAATCAGATATACGGAGGATCTAAAAATGAGAAATTATGACAAAATGATGATAGTTGTTAATGAGTTAGTATTAGAAGAGGGAGCAACAGTGACTTACTGGACAGAAGGAAATCCTAACGACTGTACTTGTTGCTATTCAGTAGATGAGTTAAAGGCTCATTTAGGAAATATGAATGAAGATGAATACGAAAGACTAGTATTTCAAGTAGACTATGAAGAAGATGAAGATAGATCATATCAATTTTATATGAGTGAATATAAAGCTGTGTTAGATGGAGATAAGTTCACTCTAGACTGTTTGCATAATACAAGATAA